GAAATTAAGGACGTTGTAAATCCTAAGATATTAGCTAAAAACAACAGATATAAAAAGTGGGAGTATGGTTATAACGTGGAGTATGATTTTGTAGTAATAAGTAAAACAGGTAAAATTGGATCAGTTATCGAAATACAAGGTCTCCGCATTGCTTTACCAACAGCAGATGAACCGTATAAACGAAGCAAAAAACAAAAGGAACAATACTGGAAAAGATTTGAATATCCAAAAGAACTACAAAGAATAAAAAGTAGATTTGATTGGGAGGAATATCCATTAGACTTTAAAGAAAAATGGTACGATTATATTGACAATGAATTTACTAGACGAGAACAAGGATTTTGGTTTTGTAACAATGGTATTGATACTTACATTACTGGTACTCATTACATGTACTTGCAGTGGTCAAAGATCGACATTGGAGCGCCAGAATATAGAGAATCAAACAGATTATTTTTTATATTTTGGGAAGCTTGCAAAGCAGACACAAGATGTTACGGAATGTGCTATCTTAAAAACAGACGATCTGGATTTAGCTTCATGGCGAGCGCAGAGCTTGTTAATCAAGCCACAATATCAAGCGACTCAAGATTTGGTATACTCAGTAAATCAGGTGCAGATGCTAAAAAAATGTTTACAGATAAGGTTGTACCAATATCCGTTAACTATCCGTTTTTCTTCAAGCCAATTCAAGACGGTATGGATCGGCCAAAGACTGAGTTGGCATATAGGGTTCCAGCATCCAAACTTACTAGAAGAAAGCTGGAAGCTAATGAGCAACTAGAAGAGCTAGACGGACTTGATACAACTATTGACTGGAAAAATACTGGTGACAACTCTTATGATGGTGAGAAACTAAAGATACTAGCACATGATGAAAGTGGTAAATGGGAAAGACCTGATAATATATTAAATAACTGGAGAGTTACAAAAACTACATTACGTCTAGGATCAAGAGTTGTAGGTAAATGTATGATGGGCTCAACCTCAAATGCTTTAGAAAAAGGTGGAGACAATTTCAAAAAACTATACTACAATTCAGACGTTACTGAAAGAAATAAAAACGGACAAACAACTTCTGGACTCTATAGCTTGTTCATACCTATGGAGTGGAACTACGAAGGATTCATGGATACTTACGGACTTCCTATCTTCACATCTCCGACAAATCCAATCAAAACAATTGATGGTTCGGTTATTACGACAGGAGTTATCAAGCACTGGGAAAACGAAGTAGAAGGTTTAAAGCATGATCAAGACGCTTTAAATGAATACTACAGACAGTTTCCGCGTACAGAGCAACATGCTTTTAGAGACGAAACAAGAGATAGTTTATTTAATTTAACAAAGATATATCAGCAAATTGATTTTAATGAAGAGTTAAATAATAGTATTAGTATTACTAAAGGAAACTTTGCTTGGGAGAATGGTATAAAAGATACTAAGGTGTTGTTCATGCCAAATAATAAAGGTAGATTTTTAGTTTCTTGGGTACCAGACTTCAATATTCAAAATAACGTAATAATTAAAAATGGAACTAAATACCCAGGTAACGAACATATTGGAGCTTTCGGCTGTGACTCTTACGATATTAGCGGTACTGTTGATGGTCGCGGCAGTAAAGGAGCACTTCATGGATTAACTAAGTTTAGTATGGAAAACTCTCCTACTAATCAATTTTTTTTAGAATATGTAGCTAGACCACAAACAGCTGAGATTTTCTTTGAAGACGTTTTAATGGCTTTGCATTTTTATGGTATGCCTTTATTAGCTGAAAATAATAAACCTAGATTATTATATTACCTAAAGCGTAGAGGATACAGAGGTTTTAGTATGAATAGACCAGATAAACTTTACAACAAGTTATCAATAGCTGAAAGAGAAATAGGTGGAATACCTAACTCAAGCGAAGACATTAAGCAAGCACATGCTGCTGCAATAGAATATTATATTGAAAACTTTGTAGGTCAAATAGAAACGGGTTATGGTAATATGTATTTCCAAAGAACGTTAGATGACTGGGCAAGGTTTAACATAAATAATAGAACTAAATACGATGCTGCAATAAGTTCTGGTTTAGCAATTATGGCTTGTAATAAGAATAAATATAGGCCTGTTGCGGTAAGAAATATAACACCTGTTAGTTTAGGCATACGTAGATACAACAATAAAGGATCTATTTCACAAATAATAAAATAAATGAAGATTACAAACACTTATAGCTCTTTTCCAGATCAGATAGTACCTGATGAGGTTAAACAAAGCATTGATTATGGCAGGCAAGTTGCAATGGCTATAGAAGGTGATTGGTTTAGCGGAACAAGATCTGGAGTTGAAAACAGATTTAATACTAATTATAATAACTTCAGGATGCGTAGGCTTTATTCAAGAGCTGAACAACCTGTACAAAAGTATAAAGATGAATTAGCTATAAATGGTGATTTATCATATCTTAATTTAGACTGGAAACCAGTTCCTATAATACCTAAGTTTGTAGATATAGTTGTTAATGGTATGGATGATAAAGTCTACGACATAAAAGCTTTTGCTCAAGATCCAGAATCAAGACAACAAAGATCTAAGTATGCCGAAGATATATTAAGAGATATGCAGGCTAAAGATTTTTTAGTTTCTTTACAGCAAACTTTAAATTTAGATTTATTTAATACTGAAAATCCTTCAAATCTACCTGAAAACAAAGATGAGCTAGACTTACACATGCAGTTGAGTTATAAGCAGGCTTCAGAAATAGCTTGTGAAGAAGCGGTTAATAATTCGCTTCAAATGAATAGGTATGATTTAACAAAGAAAAGATTACTTGAAGATTTAGTAGTGCTAGGTATGAGTGCTGTTAAAACCAACTTTAATAAAGCTGAAGGTGTTACTGTAGAATATGTTGATCCAGCCCGCATGGTTTATTCTTATAGTGAGGATCCAAATTTTGAAGACCTATGGTATGTAGGTGAAGTTAAACCTGTTACTTTAGCTGATGCTAAAAAACAGTTTCCTAATTTAACAGATTCAGAATTAGAAAGATTACAACAGTATCAAGGCAATAGTAATTACTTGTATAATTACAATGGTAGAAGAGATGGTAATGCTATATATATAATGTACTTCGAGTACAAGACATATAGTGAACAAGTGTTTAAAATTAAAAAGACAGCTACAGGTCTAGAAAAAGCTTTAGAAAAACCAGATACTTTTAATCCACAAGAAAATGATAACTTTGATAGAGTTAGTAGATCAATAGAGGTTTTATATAGTGGTGCTAAAGTTCTAGGTTATGATATGATGTTAGACTGGAAGATGTCTGAAAATATGACAAGGCCAAAATCTAACTTAGTTAAAGTTAACATGAACTACAACATATGTGCACCTAAAATGTATCATGGTAGAATAGAAAGCTTAGTAAGCCGTATGATGGGTTTTGCAGACATGATACAATTAACTCATTTAAAAATACAACAAGTAATATCTAAGGTAATACCTGATGGTGTTTATTTAGATGTTGATGGGCTAGCAGAAGTAGATTTAGGTAATGGAACTACATATAACGCTAAAGAAGCTTTAAATATGTATTTTCAAACTGGTAGTATATTAGGTAGATCAATGACTACTGAAGGTGACCCTAATAATGGTAGAGTGCCAATACAAGAGTTAGTCAAAAGTGATGGTGGTGGTAAAATAAATTCTTTAATACAAACTTATCAATACTATTTGCAAATGATAAGAGATGTAACCGGACTTAATGAAGCAAGAGACGGTAGTCAGCCAAATTCAGATTCGCTAGTTGGTTTACAAAAACTTGCTGCTGCTAACTCAAACACAGCTACTAAGCATATATTAAATGCTTATTTATACCTTACAGTAAGAACTTGTGAAAACATAGTGTTGAGAACTGCAGATAGTATAGAGTTTGCTTTAACTGAAGAAGCTTTAAAAAATAGTATATCAACTTGGAATGTTGGTCAATTAGATGATTTACGAAATATACATTTGTATGATTTTGGTTTATACATGGACTTGGTACCAGATGAACAAGAAAAAGAAATGTTAGAAGCTAATATTCAAGCAGCGCTTGCTAGTGGCAGTATCAACCTAGAAGATGCTATTGATATTAGACAAATAAATAATCTTAAGTTGGCTAATCAAATGATTAAGCTAAAACGTAAGAAAGCTGCTGAAGCCGCTCAAGCTGCTAATATGGCAAACATACAAGCTCAGGCAGCTGCAAATGCCGAGGCTAGTGAAGCTGCTGCTATGGCAGAGGTACAGAAGCAACAAGCGGTGTTAGATACTAAACTAAAGTTTGAAAAAGGTAAATCTAGCTTTGAAGTAGAACGTATGAGAGTTGAAGCTCAAATTAAACGTGAGTTAATGGAACTTGAGTTTATGTATAACAAAGAACTTGGAGAGCAAAAAATAGGTATTGAAACTCAAAGAGAAAAAGATATAGAAGATAGAAAAGATAAAAGAGCTAGAATAGTTGGCACTCAACAAAGTGCTATAGCTAATCAAAAACAAAAACAATTAGATGCAATAGACTTTGAGGATCCATCGTCTATCGAGAGTTTACAAGATCCACTAGATAGTATACTACCTGAAGGTATGTAATACTTTATTAATTTATATTATATTATATTATGGCAAATGAAAAAGATGTTCCTCAAGAAGGGGAATTTAAAATGAAAAGAAAACCTGGTAGACCTAAAAAGTTATCACAGGATAAAAAAGTAACTAAATTAGAAATAAAAGAAGATGCCGTTCCAGAGCAAAGCACAGGAGTCGTGGATGCGAATAAACAAACCAAAGATGTGGAAAAAGTGGAGGAGAGAGCACCCGAATCAAAACTTGAAGAGCTTACCCCAGAAAAAGTCGAAGACAAAAATGAAGACAAAGAGGTCACGGTAATTCAAGAAAAACCAGTTTCTAAAGAAGCTGATAAATTAGAAAAGCAAGCAAAAGATGCTATTAGAGACGAAAGAGTTTCTGGTGTGCAACTGCCTAAAAACGTAGAAAAGCTTGTAAATTTTATGCAAGAAACAGGTGGAACTGTTGAAGATTATGTTACTTTAAATAAAGATTACACTAAGTTCGATGACAGTTTACTTGTTAGAGAATATTATAAAAAGACTAGACCGCATCTTACGGACGATGAAATTAGCTTTGTAATGGAGGATAATTTTAAGTTTGATGAAGAGACGGACGAAGAAAGATTTGTACGTAAGCAAAAGCTTGCATACAAAGAAGAAGTTGCGAAAGCCAAGAACTTTTTAGAGCAAATGAAAAGTAAATATTATGATGAAATCAAGTTGAGGCCATCTGTTACTAATGAGCAGAAAAAAGCAATGGATTTTTTCCAACGATACAACCAAGAACAACAAACCATACAAGAGAAAAGAAATGACTTTGTTAAAAACACTGAGGACTTCTTCACTAATAAATTCAAAGGTTTTGAATTTAATTTAGGAGACAAAGCGTTTAGGTATAGTGTTTCTAATCCAACTGAAATGGCAAACGCTCAAACTGATGTTTCAAAAGTTATTAGTAAATTTACTGATGAAACAGGAAGCATAACAGATTTGGACGGTTACCATAAAGCTATTTACGCTATGAGAAATGCTGATAGATTAGCACAACATTTTTATGAGCAAGGCAAAGCCGATGCTACTAGAGATGTTATTGCAAAATCTAAAAACATTAATCAAGATCCAAAACCTTTAGCTACAGAGGCGACTTTGTCTAATGGTTGGAAAGTAAAAGCAATAACTGGTGTTGATAGTTCTAGGTTGAAAATCAAAAATAAAAAATCATAATAAAAAATAGAACATGAGTTTTGTAAATGGAGGTTCATTTCCAGCAAGTATTACACCTATGCCAAGTCAAGTCACTGTACAAGACAACTACATAGATTTTAATAACTTAACTGGTGGACAATGGGCACAACAATATCTACCTGAGCTTTATGAGCAAGAAGTAGAGAGATACGGAAACAGAACATTATCTGGTTTCTTAAGAATGGTTGGCGCTGAGATGCCAATGACATCGGATCAAGTAATTTGGTCTGAACAAAATAGATTACACGTAGCATATGACGACGTTGCTGTTGCTGCTGGTGGTAAAACTTTTCCTAAGTTTAGAGTAACTATTACTAAAGGTAGTAATAACCCAGCTACTTCAGGTATTAGAGTTGGTAATACAATTTTAATTTCTGATAACGCTACTGGTTTAGTAACAATTAAAGCTTTAGTATTATCTAATACTGATAACGCTACTACTAATGGTTATACATTAGAATGTCACGCTTATGAAGGATCTGCTTTAACTAACACGTCTGGTAAAAATAGTTTATTTGTTTATGGTTCTGAATTTCCAAAAGGAAGTGAAGGAATGAAGCAAGCTATTGAGCCTAATGTAACTACTTTCACTAATTCTCCAATTATCTTAAAAGATAACTACGAATTAAGTGGATCTGATACAGCTCAAATTGGTTGGATCGAAGTTGCTACTGAAGACGGTACTTCTGGGTACTTATGGTATCTAAAAGCTGAGTCTGAAACTAGACTAAGATTTGAAGACTATCTAGAAATGTCAATGGTTGAAGGTGTAAAAGATGATAACGCTGGTACTTTTGGAACTGGGTTTGGTCCTGCTGGAGCAAATGGTTCTGAAATTAAAGGTACTGAAGGTTTATTTTCTGCTATCGAAACAAGAGGTAATGTATACTCTGGTTTTGCTGGTGCTGCTGCTCCTGGTTCAGGTGCTTTAGCAGATTTTGATCAAATACTAAAACAACTAGACAAGCAAGGTGCTATTGAAGAAAATATGTTATTCTTATCAAGACAAACTGCTCTTGATTTTGATGACATGTTAGCTGCTACTAATGGTGGTTTTGCTTCAACTCAAGCTGCTTCTTACGGTTTATTTGATAATGAATCTGAAATGGCACTTAACTTTGGTTTCTCTGGTTTCAGAAGAGGTTCTTATGACTTCTATAAAACTGACTGGAAATACTTAAACGATGCTACTACAAGAGGTATGTCTAGCGCTATTGATGGTGTTATGATACCAGCTGGTACATCTACAGTGTACGATCAAATGTTAGGATCAAACATCAGACGTCCTTTCTTACACGTAAGATTTAGAGCTTCTGAAACTGAAGACAGACGATTCAAAGCTTGGATCACTGGTTCAGTTGGTGGAGCTTACACTTCTGATCTTGATACAATGAGAGTTAATTTCTTATCTGAAAGATGTTTAGTAACACAAGCTGCAAACAATTTTGTATTGTTTAAAGGAGCTTAAATAGTATATAATGAGAGTGACTTTGTTGCTCTCTTTATTAATCTTTAAATAATAAAAAAATGGCAAAATTAATAGACATCGATTGGGCTGCTGGAAATAGTTTAGCCATCAATGTTGCTGATGTTTACAGAGTAGACGCCGATTCTTCAAATGCTGATCAAATGTTATTATATTATAACATTGCAGCTGGATCTGGTAAAGTGTGGGAAGCTACACTTAAATTCTCTGCTAACATTACTGATACTGATGTAACTCAACTACAAAAAGCAGTTTTAAAAGTACAACAGTCGCTCGGAGCGATGGTAAAATTTAAACTTCCTAGTGAAGCTAAACTTGACAGTACTACTCCGTTTGCTATTGCAGCGGATACTATTCCGTCTTAATTTTTAAATTATGGAAAATATGATTAGAATACCATTAGGCGGAGTACTTAATGCTAATGGACCTGCTGCTACAATTGCTAACTGGGATATTTCAGCTTTAACAGCTGTTAATAACTCAGCAACTTCAGGAGCTTTAGCTTCTACTACTACTGGTAGTGGTTCAGGTGCAACGTTTACGTTTACAACCAGCGGCGCTGGTGCTGTTTCAGTAGCAGTAAGTGCGACAGGTAGCGGTTACTTAGACGGTGATACTATCTCTGTAAAGATTATTAGTGGTAACGCTATTAACGATGTAGGAAGTGACGTTACAGTAACTTTACTAATTGAATCAGACTATCTTGAAGGTGGTGGTGATGAAGGTTATATATCTTGTCCTGTTGACGGGATATTAGCTTGTGTTATACCTGACACTGCATCTGCATATGATACTTGGATTATCCAGCAGTTGCAAGATGAACACAATAGAAAATGGACAATTAAAATAGCTGGAGGTACAGCTAATAATTATGTAGACATTACAAAACGTATTAATAACGTTTTTGTAGAAGCTTTACAATCTCCAAATTCACATCCTTTATTAGTTCTCCCTGAAGGAGTAACTGTATCAAACCTATATTTAGGTTAAAACAAAAAATAGATCCCGCTTCGGCGGGGTCTTTATTAATTTATATTATATTATATTATGGAAGAAACAAAAGAAAAAAAGGCTCCGGTCAAAAAGGCCGCGCCTGTAGTAAAAAAGCCAGTAGATAACTGGGAATATAAAGATAGAAATTACTATCTTATAGGTAATAAAACCCCACTAACTTACACATTACCTTGTAAGCATACACAAAGATACCCTTTAGTTTGGTTTGATCCAAAACAAGGTTATGAAAGAGAAATGAGATATGCTACAAATCAAAAAAGTATTTTTGTAGATGAACAAGAAGGGCAGATAACTTTAAAGCACATTGTATTTAACAATGGGCATTTATTTGTACCTAAAGAAAAAAGAAACTTGCAAGAGTTTTTAAATATACATCCACATAATGACAAAATATTTCGAGAATTTGATACCGTCTTAGAAGCAGAAACAGAGATGGAAGATTTAGAATACGAAATAGAAGCATTAAACACAGCTTATGAAATGGATATAGACCAAGCAGAAGCAGTGTTAAGAGTAGAAGTAGGATCAGAAGTTGCAAAATTATCTTCTAAAGAATTAAGAAGAGATTTATTATTGTTTGCTAAACAACAACCACAATTGTTTTTAGATTTAGCTCATGATGAAAATGTAATACTTAGAAATTTTGCTATAGTAGCCGTTGAGTCTGGTATAGTTAATTTAAGTCCCGACAACAGATCTTTTACTTGGGCTAGTAATGGTCGTAAATTAATGAACGTTCCTTTTGATGAGAATCCATATTCAGCTATGGCTTCATGGTTTAAAACTGATGAAGGTTTAGAAGTTTATCGATCTATAGATAAAAAACTAAAATAACAAGTGATTATAATATAGGGTGGTATACGCCACCCTTTTTTTAAACATACACTATGATAGACGTAAACACGGTATATACAACTGTATTAAGTATTCTTAATAAAGAGCAAAGAGGTTACTTAACGCCTTTTGAATTTAACAATTTAGGCAGACAAGTACAATTAGAAATATTTGAAAGTTACTTTGAAGATTTAAATCAAATGTTAAGAGTACCACAAGAAACTACAGAATATGCTGATCGTGTTAAACTTCTTAGAGAAAAAATAGCTACATTTGAAACATCAGCCGCGGTTACTGTTGCATTATCTGGTAGTTTTGGTCAATATGATTTTTCAGCACAAAATCCTGCTGTTCATAGATTTGGCATGCTAGAATACACTAATGGTTCAAACTTACCGGTTGAAGTAGAAAAAGTCACACGTCACGATTTTCTTTCGTATAGACGTTCTCCATTAACAACTCCCACTGAAGATTATCCTATATGCTATATAGAGGGAACAAATATAAAAATACTACCTGGTATAGCGTCGGCCGCAGCTGGAGCCAACGGCTCACCTGCTAAAGTTTATACACTAGAGTATGTTAAGAAGCCAATTGATCCTGTTTGGAATTACACTGTCGGAAGTGTAGGTCAATATATATTTGACCCAGTATCTAATGGAACTAGTAAGAATTTTGAAATATCAGACGTAGATCAAACAGAGCTTATTACAAAAATATTAATGTATGCTGGTGTTATAATAAGAGATCCAGAAATAGTACAAACAGCCGCTGGTCTTTCTAACCAGCAAGATGTAAATGAAAAAAGCTAACACATGACTAAGACATCCGCTACAATTCCAATAACAGAAAACGACGCACAATATTATGCAGGGCAATATGGACCTATACAAAATACTTCTGGTGCAAATAAAATGGTTTGGAGTTTTCCAGATTTAAATACTGTATTAATTAGTAATTATGATGTCTTTGGTACTCAAGTTAGAGACACGGGTAATTTTACTTTGCACTTGCTAGCTACATCGACTACCATGCCTAGTACAACTAATCAAATACCTGTTGAAAATATAATAGTTACAAATACTACAAACAACACAATTGAATTAAAGAATATTCAAGCGTCAGCTGTGCCTAATGGTCAGTTTATATTTTTACAATTAACTGACATAGCTAGAGGAGATAACTGGGGTAGTTATAGTTATTTAACCTTAAACGAAGTAATAGATAATTTTTTAAACATATATGTTGGTGATGATCAAATGGTAAAAAGCTTGCAAAGAAAACAAGTTTTATTTCACGCAAGAAGAGCAATGCAAGAATTATCTTATGACACTTTAAAAGCTTATAAATCTCAAGAGCTAACTGTTCCTACGGGATTAAGTGTACCAATACCTAAAGATTATGTTAACTATACTAGAGTAGCTTGGGCAGATACTTCAGGTGTTCTTCATACTATATATCCATTAAATGGCCTTAGTGGTAATCCTTACGAACTTCCTATAACTGACGGAGCTACAGGTATACCATCACAAAGTAGCTACGATACCAACTTAGAAGCTTCTCAATCTTTAATAGAAGATAAGTGGAAAAAAGCTAATCAAGATGATATAGTTGGAAATTACGATGCTTACAGTGCTGCAGGTGTTTTTGATTATGTATGGTGGAAACAAGCATACGGACAGAGATATGGCTTAGATGCTGAGGTATCACAAACAAATGGTTGGTTTAGTATAAACGAAAGAACAGGTAAGTTTAGTTTTAGTAGCAATTTAGTAAATAAAGTAATACAATTAAGTTATATCTCTGACGGTCTTTCCTATACGCTTAACTCTATAGTGCCTAAGATGGTAGAAGAAGCTCTATATGCTCAGATATTAAACAGAGTATGTATGACTAGAAGAGATATTGATGGTGCTACTAAAGGATTTTTTAAGAGAGACTCTTATGTTAAAACAAGAAACGCAAAGTTAAGAATACAAAACTTAAAGCTTGACGAGATAGTTCAGACTTTTAGAGGACAATCAAAGTGGCTTAAACACTAATTAAATGCAAAAAAAGTTTCAACACACATTTACTAAGTCTAAGATGAATAAAGACTTAGACGCTAGACTATTGGGCGCTGACGAGTACAGAGACGGTAAAAATATTGCCGTATCAAGATCTGAATCAGATGATGTTGGTGCTTTAGAAAATATATTAGGCAACGAAGTATTAAGTAGTATAGGTATTAATTTAATACCTGTAGAAAATAATAAACCATCAGTACCTCCACTTAATAGAAGTAATATAGCTAGTTACGATAATTATACTTCAAGATGTATCGGCTGGCACATAAATGAAAAAACAAATAAAGTTTATTTATTTGTTACTAATTGGCAAGATAGTTCTGATGATCAAATATCAAACTTTCAACCTATAACTTCTGATTTTCCTCCAAACAGATACGACCAAAGTAGAATAATAATGGTTGATACTGTTACTAAAAATACTATAATAATAGTAAGAGGTAGGTTTTTAAATTTCTCAATTAATAGCCCTATACTAGACACGGTAATGATAGAAGATTTATTATTTTGGACTGATGATAGAAATCAACCTAGAGTAATAAATGTAGTTACAGCTGAAAACAATAATACATATTATACACACGAAGATCATGTTTCTGTAGTAAAATATTATCCTTATAAGCCAATGGAGCTTAGTGAAACTTTCAGTATAAAAACAACTATTATAAGTGCAACTCAAGCTAGAACTTTAGGTGATGTACAATTTAACGCTCTGTATAGTCCAATATTAATACAAGCTAGCTCGTTGACTGAGTCTCAAAAAGATATTTTAAGAAACAACATTGGTTTAGATGCCTGGATGATAGCAACAAGTGGCTCGTATCCTGGTGATGTTATTAGTTTTAAAGTAGCATATGTTTATGAAACTCCAACAACCGGAAGCTATACTTTTCCAGGAGATTTTTCAGGCTGCTTCATGATATTTCCAGACAGAGACTTAAGTGCTTTTACTACTATCACTACAAGTTCATATATAGCACCTAGCGTTGTTGTAGGTTTCAATTGTCCTACATCTAAAAACGTATCTTCTCCATGGTTGAAAGAGGGCCAAACTAAACTTACTGTACACGCTGCTGCTACTACATCAGGTAATGTTTACTATACAGATACTACAGCAAATAATTATGGATATGCAAGATCTATATTTGAATATGGTAGTAGATCTCCTTATAATTATCTTTACAACCCTACAACCACAAACACTGGTTCAAATTTCCCAGCACGTATGATACCAGGAAAACTAACTAAAAATACTGGAGATGCTGCTAATCTTTACTGTAGAGTTACACATCCAAGGTTAGATCCAAATAAGTATTATATAATACATATGGCTGGTAATCCTCAACCAAATACTACTGGTAGATATTTTTTAATAGCCGAGTTAACATCGCTTGAAAACGGAACTATAAGTCCTATTACTAATGCTTCTGACGTTGTACAGCCAGACGATGTTCTTACTATACATTGGCCTAACAAGTATTATAATGCTGAATTTATAGGTGATAGCGCTTTTTTAGAAGACAAATTTGTAAGATTTGCGTATAGGTTTAGATATGATGATGGACAGCATTCTTTAATATCTCCATTTACTCAAGAAGTTTTTATACCTAAACAAGGTGGATATTTCACAAAAGAAGTAGATAGTGAAAAATCAAAAGAAGGTCCAAACAACTACATAGATCAAGTAGCTAAAGCTGGTCAAACTACGATCAACAATGAGATAATGGAAAATGACGTTACTCAAGTTAGCTTAAGAATACCTTGTGAGTATCCTATTAATACGTTAGTAGATAATCTAAAAGTATCTGAAGTAGAAATACTCTATAAAGAGTCTATGTCTAGCAATATAAACATAGTAGAAAAGATTAAAGTTAGTGAGGCTTCAATAGCGGATAATAGCACTAACTTCTTGACTTACACATACGAGTCAAAAGAACCTATAAAAACTTTAAGGTCACAAGAAACTACTAGGGTTTATGATAATGCGCCAGTTAGAGCTAAGACTTTATCTTCTTCTGGTAATAGATTAATATTAGGCAATTTCTATGATAGACATAGTTCTCCTGGAACTTTAAATTATTATGTTGGAGCTGGTTCAAAGCTAAAGCCAAGCGAAGCTCCAGTTACACTTTTCAATGCTAAAGACGATTCTAGTTTAAAACCTAAAGCTTTTAATAAGAATAGCTACGTAGCATATCCTAACCACAGTTTAAAACAAAATAGAACTTATCAAGTTGGTTTGATATTGCAAGATAGATACGGAAGGTCTTCAGATGTAATAATATCTAATATAGAAGAAGATAGTTTTCAAATAAATGGCGCTTCAGTTTCTTCAGGAGCAGGCGCCCCTTATAAGACTCAACCCGCTACATACGGTGGATCTACTGTTTTTCACCCATATAAAGATTCTGTTTTATTACCAGCGCAAGCCGCTAGCGTACCTGAAACTAGAACTGGTATAATAGATTGGCCTGGTGATTCATTAAAACTTTTATTTACACAAACTATACCTACTTCATTACCGTTAGTGCAAGGTTATCCAGGCTTATATGATGATCCTTTTGTAACTACAGTATCTGCTAATATAAGTGCTAATAGCCAATACTATTGTATAGTCCCTACAGGCGGATTAAACGATAACCTACAACCTGGTATGAAAGTTCAATACACTTTTGCAGACGACTCTCCTGAGTTTCCAGGTAAATCTTTTACTTATTATATATATAGAGTTTTAAATGGTGCTCCATCTCAAGGAAACTTAATAAGCTTAATGGACATAAAAGGAAAAGGTCCTTTATCAACTGAGCTGCCTGGTTATAGAACTCAAAATAGAGGAATAAAAATAACTTTTAGCTTTTTCAGTAATCCACTAGGTTGGAACTCGTATAAAGTTGTTGTAAAACAACTACAGCAAGATTATTATAATGTGTACATGCCTAGCTTATTAGATGGCACACCTGTCATTAAACCTTTTAAATTAAACTGCACGTTTGAAAAAGACAGTAACAAAGTTACAGTAGATCCTATAGGTGATATAGAATATTTAACTTTTCCTTTATTAGAAGGTATGAAAGTTCAAGCAGGTACTAATACTTATTATATAAACAATATATTAAATTACAAAGAGTTTGAAATAACAGCACCGGCTGTTGCAGATTTTACTGCTCAACCTGCTCCTCTAAAAACTTTAAGCTTTGGTTATTTTCAACCGGTGCAAGCTGATATGACTGCTGGTACTTCTATAACAGGTATTGCTGTACAAAATAACGCTACAGATGGTGGTAACGGTAGTGGCGCTATAGTAACAGCACAAGTTACAACCGTTTCAGGAACAAAAGAACTAAAGATTACATTAACATCTAATGGTGTTAATTATAAAAATGGAGATAAGTTATTTATACCAGCTAATGTTGCAAGCACTGGATCTAGTGGTTATCCTCAAATAGATTTTATATTAACATCTGGCAATATAGAAAATAGACAAACAAACTTTAGTACTCAATCAAGTGATGGAGTTTTAAATACTTCTACGTTGTTAACTGACAATGCTAATAAAGTTCCACCTGCTTTAAATGAAGCCTCACCAGTTCAAGTAAACTATTCTACTAGTGATAGTATGTTAATACCTAGAACTGCTAGACAAACTGATTGGACAGCTACGGCCAATAGTCCTTTTTATACTACTAACGATCATACAATGCCTATATTTCCTGGCACACGTTTTTCAAAAGTACAGACTATAGGTAATTTTGAAAACTTGTTTAAGAGAGGTAGTTACAATGGTTTATATGCCGCAGATACAGATCCGCCAACAGCGATAATAGATAACAACTTTAAACTAGGAGAAGATTCAGAAACTGCTAAACCAACTTCTGAAAAAACTGCTGTACCAGCTATTTATGAAACTTCACCTACTATTTCTAACTTAGAAATATACTATGAAACTAGTACCGCTGGATCAATAAGAGAGCTAAATCAATTTATAAGAGAAACAATTAGTGTTCCTACTTACGCTAATGTATACGGTGATACTACAGCTATACAAAGAGTTATAGTAGCTGAAAGCATTGATTATACTTCTGACCCTACAGTTGCTACCGTACAATTAAGAGATCAAAACGGTAATTTATTAAAATACTATGATACTAATAGTTCGTTAATTAATATTAAAAATATAAGTATATCAGAGCCTGTATATTCTGATGGAACTACAGTTGCTGGAGGAGGTATATCTTTCGTAAAGAATTCAAGCACAGACACTGATAATAGGTTTTTAATAAAATTATCAGAAACTTTTCCAGGTTATAATAGCCAGTACGATAATGTTAATAATATATTGTTTAATGTAAATTTAGAATATAAAGTGTTAAACTCTACTAAGGGAATTAATAAAGACGTGTACAATACATATTCTATACCTTTTAAATTGTTCATAGATAACGTAGCACCACAAATAAATGGAGCTAGTGTAAGTGGCAGTGTTTATTATTTGAAAAATAATACTAATGAAGTAGATCCTACTGCATACGAGTCTAATGGTACTGTTGTGAAAACATGGACAAACACCAACGGAGACAGCACAACTTTAAGCGCAGCTACTAATGGTGGTAATGTAAATAATACTTTTCAAGATGCTAATGCTAGTGAGCTTAAGTATAGATTATTAATAAAGTTTGATGGAGCAGCAGATTATGTAGAAGCCAACACTGTTGATCAATCAGGTCTTTATTTAGATAACCAAGGTCTTTTACCAGGCGAAGTATTACTAGGGGTTACTGGAAGAAGTATAATAGTAGATAGCAATATAGACGTTAGGATTGATGCTACAGATAACAACGGCTTTGGTATTACAAAAGTTATATCAGCTTTTACAATAAGATTTTTACCAACGTAAAACACATTAAAAAACAAGTGATTATAATATGAGTGCAGTAAATTTACCTATAATAGAAGTAGACTACTACAATTGCATGTGGAATAAAAGAATTTTAACTCCACAAGGTTCGATGCAGACTGGAAATGCTACTGTGCCTGGCAGTACCGGTGTTGCTGCTCGTTATGGTACTTGGCCAATGAATAATGTTTACGCTAATCCAATGAGCACTACATATACAGCTGCTTTAATACCTCCTTTTAATGGTTCTAATATTAACGCATCTAGAGTAAAAGAGAACTTCTATATAGAAGAGATGTATCTTAGAGGCGGTTTTAACGACGCTTCTATGTCATACGGTGTTAGAGCTTACTTAGATGAAGAAGAACCATTACAGCAGCATAGATTTAATGCTTTAATATATTCAGGTATATATAATTCTAGAACTGGTATTAATAGAACTAACGAATATGCTGTTGGAACTAATATAACTAAAGCTGCTAATCCTCAATATGGATCTATACAAAAGATATATGCTGAGGAAAACAACTTAATAGTACTACAAGAAAATAAATGTAGTAGAGCTTTAATAGATAAGTCTGCTATATACAATGCTGAGGGTGGAGGTAATGTTACTACAACAAATCAAGTTATAGGTGAAATAGTTCCTTATACAGGTGAGTACGGCATAAGTAAAAATCCAGAATCTTTTGCTATATATGCTTTTAGAAAATATTTTGTAGATAGAAATAGAAATGCGGTGCTAAGATTATCACATGACGGCATAACTGAAATATCAGAATATGGTATGCGTGATTATTTTAGAGACTCATTTGCAGAACTAACAGACGAGTTTGAGTTTACACAAACCACTATACCTGGTATAGGTACTACTAACCCTGCTAATTATAGTCAAAATTTATTAGGATTCAATAGTACAATTCCTAATACAGGTAACGCTGGTTATTCTTTTCAATATGGTGTAATGGGTAGTAAAATACTAGTACAATATAATAATACTGGTGATTATGTAGATTTAAACATTTTCTTTCAAGGGATACAGTATTTATCAGGTAATAACTTTATAGTTTTAAATAGAACAATAACACCTGGCGAGCAGAACAATATAACAAGTATCAAGCTTGTAACTTTTAATAGAAGTAGAGTTTATGGTGGTTGGGATGCATACAATAAGCAATATGTAGTTTCTATACAACCTAACGAGTCTTTTACTTACACTCAGTCAACTACATTAGCCAGTCAAACTATACCTAAAAGATCTGTAAAATATGCTACATTAGGTTTTGACGAGCAAGTATCTGGTTGGCCTAGTTTTTATACTTACAAACCCAGTCAAATTGGTAGTTTAAAAAGCACATTTTATACTGTAAATTCAGATTGGTGGAATGACAATACAACTTTAATAAAACCAGGCATGTATTCACACTACTCAACAGCAGTGCCTCATAGTCAATTTTATGGTGTAAATAATAGAGCTGAGGTAAGTGTAATAGCTAATTCAATACCTTCACTTCAGAAAAACTTTTTAACTGTAGATTATGAAGGAGATAGTGGTTGGCAAGCTAGCATATTAACTTCTGATAGAACAGGGTTTGATGATAAAAGAACTTTAAATGGTACTTGGACTGGTGATTGGGTAAAAAGTGTAGATTCAGGTGATCTTATATATAGCTACTTAGAAGGATCATATGATTCTGCAGGCAATACAGGATTAAATGCTAATCCTCAAAATCAACCTATGGGTCACGCTGGTTTTAATAGAAAAGAAAATAGATATGTTGCTAATATAGTTAACAAGAGTACACCAGCCGCTGGAGAAGTTATATTTGGTGATAAGATGACTGGCTTAAAAGGATTTTACATGGACGTAACATTTAGCACAGACGTAACTACAGATCCAGGCGGTATGAAAGAACTTTACTCTATAGGTTTAAACTATAGCGTATCATCACTTTAATATGAAAGAAATAAATAATCAAATCAAAAATAATCCAATAACAAAAGAAGAAGCTAAAAAACAGTTTGTAGAAAAAACAAAAGAGCTAGGTCTAAAGCACGCTTTTGATTTTGAAGATGCTTGGGAGATAGGTAAAGAACTTCAACGTAAGAAACACTATAGAGCTAAAATGGAAGAGCTAAGTGAAAAACTACATAGTAATCCTGATTTTATCACAGGTGAAGAAGTTAAAAAGCTTAATCCACTTAAGCACATGTTTGCAGATGGTTGTTATATAAGAGAAATATATAACCCAGCTGGTCAAATATTATTAACTAAAATACACAAGAAAAAACATCCTTTCTTTTTAATGGAGGGTGAAATGCTTGTGTTAACAGATAAAGGTATAGAAACTTTGGTAGCACCACACTATGGTATAACAGAACCTGGTACTCAAAGAATTATTTATTCTAAAACAGGTTGTAAGTTTGTAACTGTTCATGCTACTGAAAATACCAATATAGAAGAAATTGAAAAGGAAGTTATAGCTGATAACTATAAAGATCCTGAAATAACATTAGATCAAATTAACTTAATAAAAGAAAACATATGAGTTTTATAGCAGGAGCAATATTAATTTCAGCTGGAGTAGCAGCAGCCGCAGGTGTAACTGTTAGCAGTATAAATGCTAATCAAGCTAAGAAAGAAAGGTTTAGACAAGAAGATATAGCATCAACACAAGAGCAGATGCTGGCAGATCTTGAAGCTAGTAGACCTGAGTTTAAAAATCCATATGAAAATATGCAAAATCAATTTAAAGATTTAAATAATCCATATGCTAATTTAACTGTGGCTACAGAGGCTTTTAAAATGGAAGCTGAACAAGCTGATCAAGCTTTAGCTAATAGTCTAGATGTAATGATGGAAACAGGTCAAGCTGCTGGTGGTGCAACAGCTTTAGCTCAAGCAGCGTTACAAAGTAAAAGAGGTATAGCGGCTAGTATACAAGCTCAAGAAACTCAAAATAGAAAAATGGCTGCTCAAGGTGAAGCTAACGTAGCTTTACAAAAAGCACAAGGTGCTCAAAGAGTAGATGAACTTAGAGCAAGAGGAGATGCTATGGAGCAACAAGACGCTATTGGTTTTCATGAACAAAAAATGAGTAGAGCTGCTGGTTTAATGGAAAATGCACAGCAAAACGCCAAGGACGCACAAGCAGCTAGAACTGCAGCTATAATGGGCATAGGCGATTCAATCGCTAGTGGAGCCGCAATGGTTGGAGGTGCTTATTCTAGTGGAGTAATGGGAAAAAAGGAGTAGCCGGAAGCGGCGTGGATAATACTCCTATTATTGCTGATAATGAATTTGATAAGTTTGATTCAAATAGTCCAATGTACGGTTTAAGTTAAAAAAAATATTATGAGTTATACAAACCCAAGAAGAATAGTAGATAAAAGATTTGATGTAATGCTCAAAGGAGCTAGTCGAATAACTGACACCATGATGCAGGGTGTTCAGCAAATGACTAATAATGTTATCAAACAAAAAGAACAAGTTAGAAAGCAACAAGAATTAGTAGATAATGAAATGCAGAGCATGTATAGCATGGCTAACAAGTTCGGCACTTCAGGAGATCCTTTGTTAGATAATAATTTAGTTAGTTTTTGGAATGGTAAAGTTGATGAATACTTTGATGTAAAAAATAGAATGCAATCTGGTGAAATATCTAGACAAGAAGGCAACATGGCTTTAGCTAAAATAAAAGGATTAGTTCCTAAGTTTCAAACTATGTTTGGTTATATAGCTCAAGAAACAGCAAGCTATGGTGAAAATTTGAAAAATAATAATGTATCTTCCACTGGGTCTATGCAGAACAAAGATATGTTAGGTACTTTTATGCAAGGTGGAGATATTCAAATAGCAGAAAGAGGTGGTAATATATATTTCTTTAAACCAAATGATGCTGTAAAAGGAGAAGCTGAGTTTTCACTTAGCGAAGATATGAAGACTGGTAATGCTTCTATGTTAAACGGAGATGAGCTAATAGCTATGGCTAACCAAGGAAAAAGTCTTTTTAATCAAAAAGTAGACATATCACAATTAACAACTACATTGGCAGATAAAACTAGTAATCCTGATGGACCTAGCCCTTATTTTGAAACTATAAAATTAAGAGCTGGTAGTCCAGATCCTTTTAATCCAGGTCAAACTATAGAGAACATACCAGAAGGATACGAATATGAATATCAAACAATGATACCTGGGCAAAGAGAACAGCTATTAATTGATATGGAAAATAGTCCTATGACACAAACTATAATGTCAGATGATAAAAGAATGTTATCTGTTTTTCAAGATGATATTCCTGATAATGCAGAAGCTAGCAATGGCAATGGTATGTCTATACAAGAAATTTCTGCTAGGTTAATTGAAGACTCTGGCTTAACCGAACAAGAGTGGTTGTCATCAATGGGTTTAACTAGTATGAACGAACTTGAAAACTCTTCATGGCATGAGGCACCTGCTAACTTATCGCTTGAGCAAAAAACAGCTTTATCAAATACTCAAGATCAAATAGCTAAGAAGTTTATAGCACTTAAAGCATTTAACGATAATGTAGATTCTGATGGTATTGGTAAACTATTAACTAAAAACAAAATAGTTACTGAGCCTACAGACTCTGAAAATGCAGGATCTGAAGTAGTAGACTTTGATAAAGGTTTTTCTGCTGCTACTATATATAGCCCTAATGATATAAAGACTTACAAAGCTTTAATGAAAGATGAAGAGTTCTTAGACAAAGAAATAAAAGATATAACAAATAGAGTTGATAGCGGAGAGGAAGTTGATTTTGATGCTGAAAGAAAAAGGCTAGCGCAGTTACAGGGATATGGGTCAATAGGCGATGATGATAATTATGGCTTCGTATCAACAGCAGGTCAACTTTTAACAGCTATTAGAGAGATTAAAAAGATGGATCAAGAATATCTAGATTTTAAATCTAAGTATAGTCAATATCAAAACAAATCAAATAACAATAAACCAACTCTATATTAATGAGTCCAAACGAACAACGATTAAGATCTTTATACAATAAAGCTGTTCAGCATTTTAGCTTACCAGACTTTGAAAAATTTGTACAAGACATACAGAATCCTGACGTATTAGAAAAGGTTAGAGAAGGTTTATCTGAGTATTATAATGTTCCATCTTCAGAGCAAATGATGGAAGATTTATTTAACATAGTACCTGGAAAAGAAGATCGTATTAATTCAGCCGCTGCTGACAAACTTCCAGAGCCAGATATGGATTTAGCTAAGACAATGTTTGAAGCTATAGACAACAAAGACGAGGAAAGTGGCTTCTTACCACCTGAGGAAATATCAATGGTTGCTGATCAAGTTGTACAACCTGTTTATAATATAAACGCAATACAGCAAGATTTAGAAAATCCTTTAGTAGCTGCAGAAATAAAACATGAACAAGATAGGTATGACAAGTTAAGTCCAGTAGATCAGTTTGAGTTTAGAGAACCAGAAACAGCTGCCAAATTAAAACCTTTAGTAGAAGAGTATAGACAAACGTTGTCTAATATAAACGAGTCTGACGAAGAATATAAGAAAACTTTGCTTGCTAACTTTATAGAAGAAGATTTAAGTGAACCTACTTCAGAGGGAGAAAAATTAAATTTAGAAACGGTAAATTTGCCAGATGCTCCAACACCAATGGAGAGACTTGATCGACTTGTGGGTACTAATGCTGTAGACAAGTTATTTATAGATGATGAAAAGCCTGCTTGGATGTCTGATCAAGTTTATCAAGAAGTAAAACACTACAAAGAAACTGGAGAAATAAGCGATAGTGTAATAGATAAAGCATCTGATCAATTAAAAACTCAAACACTAAACAAAGTTAAGTCAGACAAACTTAACGCGTTCTACCATGCTAATAAAGATTTAACTCAAACAGATAGAAATAAATTAACAGCTTTACTTGCTGATCAAGTTGAAGGAGGTTTAGACTTTAAAAGTGTTATGGACTTGTCTAATAATCCTAGCTTAATGGATTTACAAGCTAAAAATATACAGCTTAGATCTAGTGATATTTCAAAAAAAATGAAGTCTATACAGGAGCAGCAAGATGAGTTAGATAATAATGAACAATTTGTAGAGTTAAATAGCCAAGCAGAAGAAATACAAAGGCAGCTAGATGTAATGGACAAAAATGGAATTAGCAATGATTCTCCTGAGTCTATTAAGAAAGAGTATAATGACTTATTAACATCTTACAATGGTGTTATTGATGAGTACAAAGCTAGTGGTTTATTAGATAAAAGAGAAAAGCTAGCTGAAGATATTATAGCTTGGAATAAAGAACGTGATTCTTTACTAGCAGATTCTAACGAACTAGGAGATGTATCTTTGAGCTTAGAGCTTGCTACTAAAAACTTTTCTTCTTTAGATAAAGCTATTTTAAGTATGGAACAATCGTTTCTAGGAGCTACAGCATCTACAGTTGGAACTACATTAGGAATGGTAGGTGAGGTTATAGACAAGACTATAGGTGAAGAAGATGCTACTGCTTTATCTAGTTTTTTAAATAAAGTAGAAGGCGTAGCTTTAGATTACAACGAGAGCTTACAGCAAGAGATGGCTGTAGCAATGGCGCCTAAACCTTCAATGAGTGATGCTTGGGATGCTGGAGCTTTAAGCGGTTACCTTAGCCAAAGCTTTGCAGAAGGTATGCCTAGTATTGCTACAGTTTTAATGACTAGAGCTGGAGGTAAAATGTCTAGTCCTAGTAAAAAATCTATCAACAAAGCTTCTGGAGCTGAAAGATTTAAATTGCAGGCTAAAGCTAACGTAGCTCAAGCTAGAGCTAGTAAAATTGCTCAAGGTATATTTTTTAATATGAGCTACGGTTTAAAAGGTTCAGAAATAAACATTGCACAACGTAACGCACCTAAAGCTATAGTAGAACTAGAAAAAAAGTTAGACTCTGGTTTATTAAGTCCTTTTGAAATAGCTGAAACTAAAAATCAAATAGAAGAACTTAATAGAGTTAAAGATCTTAATATACTTCAAAAAGCAGGATCGCAATTAATTTCTGGATCTGTAGACATGTACAGCGAACGTATAGGTACATTGCGCTATATGAAAAACTTGAATAGAATAGCTGCTCCTGTAGGATCTAGAGCATTTAAAAAAGCTATGTATCAAGGGTTAAACTTAGGTATAAATGCTGGTGGAATTGAACTAGCAGAAGAAACTATGGCTCAAATAGGTAACAACCTTTCAGACATATACATACTAGGTGAAAACAAATCTATACTAGATGGCATAAACGCTGAGTTTGCTTTTAATGTTGGTTTAACTAGTTTAGCTATACAAGGACCTACTGTTGGTAGCAATTTGTATGCTATGCTAGGAGATAATGTTAAAACTAAAAATGATTATCAATTTGAAAAAGCTAACTTTGACAGGTTAATAGAAATAGAAACAGCTTTAAATGATGGTACTAAAAGATCTAAAAAAGAAAAGAAAATATTAAAAGCTGAACAAGATTTAATATTAGAACGAGCCGCTTTTAGAAACATAGAAAACGTAGAAAAAATTAGTGCCTTAAGTGAACCACAACAAATAGAATTATTTGATTTAATAAGTCAAAGAAAAGAATATATAAATAACCTAGTAGAGTTAGGCGGTAGAGCAGATGCTGGAAGTAAAGCTATAAAAAAACAAAAAGAACAATTTACTAGTGGATATAAATCTGTAGATACACAAATAGAAAAGCTTTTAAATACTAGAAAAACAAAAGCTACTGAAGATCAAAAAGATGCTTTTGATCCTGCTATGGCTGCTTACAACCAAGGGTTATTTGAATTTTACAATAATATTGTAGGTGTAACGCAAGAGTTGAATAATAAAAAGTATACGGAAATTACTGACGAAACAACTGTTGAAGAATTAAGAGAACTTTATGGAGATAGAGCAGAACAGCTAATAGAAGCTAGAGGTAAAAATCAAAATGCTACGTTTATAGGAGAAGATATAATAGTATATAAAGATAATATTGGTAGAAGCATAGGCTCAACTTTAGATAGATATGTAGCTTTGTTATCTGCTGTTGCTCCTATACATGAGTTACAACATATACAAAATAGAAAAGCTGGTATAGTTAAAGATGGTGTTGTTGTTGAGTCTGCTCAATTAGGATTAGAGCAAGCCGAAAAACAATTAGAAATAAATAAAGAAACAGGAAAAATATCTCAAGAGGATTATAATAATTTTTTAAGTAGAAAACAAGCTTATACTTCTAGCGTAAGAGAATTACAAACTCAACTAAGCAATGGAGAGATAACTAAAGAACAATATGATGATCTTATTAAAAACCAAGGTGTAGATGTTGAAGAAGTATTAAACTTGTTTGGAGATATGGTTGCAGCTGGTGTTTTAAGCAAATATGATTTTAGTAAAATATCAGGTTTGAAATACATGCTTAAAAACTTAGCTAACAAGTTCAATCCTAAGACTGGCTTTTTAATTCCATTAAAAACTGGAGATGATATTTTTAATTACATAAAAAGTTTTCAAAGTTCTGTACAAGATTTTAATCTACAAGCTGGTCCACCAGAAGATGAAACTGATGGTAAGTTTTCTAAAGGACCTAGTGAAGAGGTTCAAAGATTATATGATGAACAAGGTGAGGCTGCAGCGTTTGATATTATAGAACAGTTTAAGCCTATTACAAATAAAATAGTACAACGTAGAAGTGAAGCTCCTGGTTTTGATAGACAATTACTTACTGATGAAATAGAAACTGGTGAGCGTGGTATACTAGATTTAATAAGAGCTTATGATCCAGAGTCAGGCGTACCTTTAGCAGCTTACATAAATAAGTTTTTACCTTCAAGAGCTATTGAAGCATCTAAAAGAGTTTTAGGTGAAGAGTTTACTGACGATGTTACAGAGCAAGTGGGATTAGCAGCTGTTGAAGAAGCAGATGATACTCCTGTTGTACAACCTAAAAGAGCTATTAAACTTAAGAGCAGATTAAGTGGTGACGTTGAACAAGCTGTTAAAAAAGTTAGAGCTGAGGTAGATAATCTGCCTATTGCAGATTTAGATTTTAAATCTTTAAAAAATATAGCTTTACAAGAAGTACAAGAAATGTTTGGTATAAAACCAAAACCTGGGAACTTAACTAAAGATGATGTAAGAAATGCTCAGCAGTTTATAAATAAAAATGCGGAAGCTTTAATTACTATGTTACCTGAAGGATCAACGCCTGGAGGTACTTCAACTGGTGTACAAAAAGTATTATTGGATAACTTCTATACTAAGACTGATAGAGTTAAAATGTCTAAGACTGGTAGTAAAGCCGGTCTATCTGCTTTTGAAAAGAATAAAAATATAAGTCCTGCTTTGTTTAAAGAAGTTTTTGGAATAACACCAGCTGGCGAAATGAACTTAGCAGATAGAAATACTAGCGCTAGAATAAAAGCTTTAGTCTCTCAAACAGAACGTATGCTTACAAATCAAGAGGTTAGAGAGGCATTACAAGATAAAGGTTTGCCAGTTCCTAGTAAGTTATCTGAAGGTAAAGCAGAGTTGATGTTTTCTAAAGGAGTCAAAATGACTAAAGCACAACAAAGAAAACTAGATAAAGCTAGAAAACTATTTACTGCTAGTACTGGAGAACAACTTCTTGCAGAGCAGAAAAATTGGAATCAAATATTAAAAGCTAATGGACTAGATCCAATCAATATGAAAAGCTTTGAAGGTAGAGAAGCTTACAGGTTATGGTTAGCTAATGTGTTAGCGCCATTAGTACCTAAAGAATTTTTTACTATTAATTCAGCTGGAACTTTCACTGGTAAAACATTATCTGTTAAAGATTTAGATGGTAATAAAACCGGTGAAAGAGATTACGCTGGTAACTTTGCATTTTTAAATTCTAAACAAGTTGCTGCGTTTTTAGATCGAATACAAGAAGACGGAATAAAATTTGCTAGTAAAATAATACCAGGTTTAAAGCGAGCAAGCTATGTAAAGCTTAATGAAAAATTTGGTACTGAAGAGTTTGAGCAGCAACAAAAAGATAAAGAGAAAGGATTTAAACAAGTACTAGATGTTTTAAATAAGTTAATACAAGATGATATTAGTAATGCTCCTTTTGTAGCAGCTATGCTTTCTTCTACAAGCGCTTACCAAGGTCACATGATGAGAACATTTTCACCTATAATGTTTACTAATTATACAGGCTTAAAACCGGTTGAAGAACATACTCAACCAGCTAGTGATTTAGGTAAATTTTTATTTAACAGAATGCTACAGGGTAACTACGATCTGTATGTTGATGGTGCTTTAAATAATTACTTTCAAGGTTTATTACCATATGTTAATGACTTAATGTTAAAAGGAGTTGGTGTAAATGGTAAGTCTTTTAATTATACAGCTAATGCTCCTGTAGAGTTTGCTTATGACATTTTAATGGGAACTAAATCTATATGGATAAGATATTTTAACCCAAATGTAAACAGTCAAGTTAGAGAAGACGAAAACGGTAAGATACACAAAGGTGTAGATCCAAATATACTTATAGAAAGCAATGGTAAATCTGTAGCTGAAAACTTTGGTATTAATGTAGATGAAAACCAAATAACACCATCTGTTATATCTAAACAACAAGACTTGCTATATCAAATATTAAATGGAGATATATCACAAGAGGTTGCTAAACAAAGGTTAGATGAGTTTTTGAAAACAGCTCCAGGTTTAAAAGCTAGTAAAGGTATAAATGTTACTGACTTAAGCTATTCAAAAGTTTTAAATGTTTCTAACGATATGACTTCTGAAGATGTTTTAAGTAAAGCTGCTGGTGTAGATGAAGCGTTAAGGTTAGCTAACAAGTTAGATCAACCAATAAAGAAAATTAGAGTATTTGATTTTGATGATACACTAGCTCAAAGTAACAGTTTAGTATTTTGGACAAAGCCAGATGGAACAGAGGGTGAACTTACAGCTGAGCAATTTGCAGAGCAAGGAGCTCAACTAGTTGAACAAGGTGCTGTAATGGATTTTACAGATTTTGACATTGTAAGAGATGGCAAGCGAGGTCCACTATTTAATTTAGCTAAAAAAATAAAAGATGCTAGAGGTAATGAAGATCTATTTGTTTTAACAGCCAGGTCACCACTATCTCAAGAAGCTATATATGAATTTTTAAAGTCTGAAGGTTTAGAATTTAAAAAAGAAAATATAATAGGTTTAGGTAATTCTACTGGTGAAGCAAAAGCCAACTGGCTAGTAGATAAAGCGGCTGAAGGATACAACGACTTTTACTTTGCTGATGATGCTTTACAAAATGTTAAAGCTGTTCAAGATACCATGAGTGTATTAGACGTCAAGTCTAGAGTACAACAAGCTAAGTTAAAGTTTTCACAAGGGTTAGATCAAGAGTTTGATCAGCTAATAACTATGAAAAAAGATCCTATGTTTAAGAAGGAAATATCTAAAGAAAAAGGTAGACTTCTTGGCAAAGACAAAGATAGCTTTAAATTCTTTATTCCTTATTCAGCTGAAGATTTAGTAGGTTTAATATATCCTACCCTAGCTAAAGGTCCATTAGGTAATTTACAAATGTCTTGGTATAAAAAACATTTATTAGATCCTTTAGCAAAAGCTGATGGAGATTTAAGAGCTGATAGACTACAGTTGATAAATGATTTTAAGAAACTTAAAAAAGATTTAAACATACCTAAAGATTTAAATAAATCTACTAGTATTGGAGGATTTACAAAAGAGCAAGCCGTAAGAGTTTACTTGTGGTATAAAAATGGTATAACTAATATACCTGGAGTAAATGCAGAAGACTTAAAAGAAATGACTGAGATTATTGAAAGTGATCCTCAATTAATAGAATTTGCAGAAGAGCTTTTAAAAATAACTAAAGGAGATGGCTGGTCAGAGCCTGCTAGTGGTTGGACTGCTGGAACATTAAGTACAGACATACAACAGCTTCTCAATACTACTAAAAGATATAAGTATTACGAAGATTTTAATCAAAGAATAGATAAGATATATAGTGAAGCTAATTTAAATAAGCTAGAAGCTATGTATGGAAGAAAATATAGAGATGCGCTAGAGAATATGATTAAGCGTATTAAGACTGGTAAGAACAGATCATCAGAAGGAACTAGACTTAGCAATAGGATATTAGACTATATTAATGGATCTAATGCTGCTATAATGTTCTTAAACACTAGATCTGCAGTGCTTCAAACTATATCTGCCATAAACTATGTTAATTGGAATTTTAATAATCCTTTAAAAGCTGGCGCTGCATTTGCTAATCAACCTCAGTATTGGAAAGACTTTATGACATTGATGAATTCTGACTATTTAAAAGACAGAAGACAAGGTTTAAGAATAAATGTAACTGAATCTGAAATAGCTGACGCTGCAAAGACTGCAAAAAATAAAGCTAAAGGAGCAATAGCTTACATAATGGAAAAAGGTTATGCACCTACTCAGTTTGCTGATAGTTTCGCTATAGCTGCTGGTGGTGCTACTTATTATCGTAATAGAATAAACGATCTAATGGAAAACAGTGGGCTTGATGAAAAGCAAGCTACTGAACAAGCGTTAAGAGAGTGGAAAGAAATATCAGAAGAATCACAACAGTCAAGTAGGCCTGATAAAATATCCCAACAACAGTCAAGCGACTATGGTCGTTTAATATTAATGTTTGCTAACACACCAATGCAGTATGCTAGAATACAAAAAAGATCTATACAAGATTTAATAGCTGGTAGAGGAGACTGGAAAACTAACGTAAGTAAAATAGCTTATTATGGCTTTGTTCAAAACTTAATATTCAACTCTCTTCAAAATGCCTTGTTTGCTATTGGAGCTGGCGATGGAGACGATGATGAAGATGACAAGAAAGTATATAGAACTATTAATGGTATGTCTGACTCAATGCTAAGAGGTTTAGGTATAGGTGGTGCATCTGCTTCTGTTGTTAAGAATTTATTATTAGACATATATGAAAGATCTAAAAGATCTAGACCAGAGTATGTTGACGCTACTTGGAAGTTGCTTCAGTTTTCTCCACCTATAAGTAGTAAAATATCTAAGATTAGAGGAGCTGCTTATCAGTTTGATAGTAAAAAGCGTAGACAAGAAATGATTGATAAAGGTTTTGCTATTGATAATCCAGCTTATTTAGCAGGTGCTAAAGTAGTTTCAGCAACAACAAACATACCTCTTGATAGAGCTTTATTAAAGTATGATAATTTTACTGGAGCTTTTGAAGAAGAAAAAGAGTGGTGGGAAAGTGTAGCGATGATATTAGGATGGCCAGAGTGGCAATTAAAATCTGAAAAGAAACAAAGCTCTAGAAGCAGAAGTAGTAGAACTAAGTCTTCTAGATCTAGTAGTAATAGAAATAAAAGTAAAAGAAGATGAGAAAATGTAAAACACCTTTCAATAAGTACGAGTCACCTGTAGCTTTAAAAGATGCTTGTTATAAAAAAGCAAAAGCTAAGTACGATGTATTTCCGTCTGCTTATGCTAGCGGTTATATAGCTAAGTGTAGAAAACGTGGTGGAAATATAAAATAATATGGCTAAGTTAAAAGACTTTGACTATAGTAAGTACAAAAAAATAAAGCCACCTAAAGATAATTCTTTAGAGACTTTTAAAGAAATAAAAGATATTGATAAGCTAAGATCAGATGAATCTTTTGTTAAAGATAACGACAACTTAATCAAAGCTTATAAGCCTATTGTTGGCGAAGACAAGCAGGTTAAAAATTTAGTAGACGAATCTCAGCCTATAATACTAAAGTTGAAGAAATATTTTAATAGACCAAGGCCTAAAGAGTTAGCTAAAAACTTTGGTGTTAAGTTAAAAGATATAGAGCTAGACTCTATGAAGACTCCTTCATATCCTTCTGGTCATTCAACTCAAGGTTATTTAATATCTGAAATGTTAAAAGATAAATATCCAGAAAAATCAAAAGAACTAGATCAGAAAGCTAAAGATATATCTGATAGTAGAAATATAGCTAGAGCACATTATAAATCTGATAGTGAAATAGGTAAAAAATTAGGTTTAGATATGGCTAAACATTTAAAAGGTAACGTATGAAAGCAAAGCTTAAATGGAGAGAGTTATTTGAAAATAAAAAAGACTCATCAGAAATGTACATGGCATCTTCAAGATCGCCCTTGTCTGCTGTTCGTAAAACTAAAAAAGGCTCAAACTTAAAGCGTTGGTTTAAAGAAGAGTGGAAAGATGAAAAAGGAAATGTTTGTGGATCTGAAAAAAATAAAGATACTAAAGTGTGTAGACCATCTAAAAGAGTTAGTAAAGACTCGCCTAAGTCTTGGAACGAAATGAGTAAAGGTGAAAAACAAAAAGTTACTAAAGCTAAAAAGAAAGTTGGCATGGGCAAACGTAGAAGCTCTAGCAGCAACGTATCATAGGAACACGATATAACTGGGCACCATACCCAAAAGTTCCTGTAACCAAGAAAGGGGATCGTAATGATCCCCTTTTATTATTTAGCAGCTACCGCAGTAGCCATTACAATATTCGCACATCTTTTAGTTTTTTTATTGTTTGACATTTTTCATATTCTTCTTCACCTTCAAAGTATCTTAATAATACTTCTGGATCTTCATGATCAACAGGTAAATAAAACATTTTATTTTTAGACAACTCATCATAAGTTGTTTTGCCTATCATTAAATTATAGGCATTTAACCAAGAGCTTCTCAAAATCTTATAGTGACTCCGACTGATAGTGTGACAGCACCAACTGCTATTGCTAATTCATTTGGCCCAAACTTTGGTTTTTGCTTATGCCATATCATATTAGTGCTAGCCATTGTAATCATGCCTATTCCTCCTATTATCATTAACTTTTTCATACTATCTCACATGCGCCTCCTGCACAAGCTAATTCACCAGCTAGATCAGTTTCATCTTCAACTTCTACTATATCAGTAAGACTAACATCAGTTAAACTTTTCATCATAGTTTCGTATTTAGATTTATCTATATCTTCAAATGGTGCTTGAGTGTATGTACCACCATCATAAGGTAATACAGATAGTCCGTTGTAATAATCCCTATTTTCCCACATCCAATCACCTGCTTTATCCCACTCATCTTCTTTTAAACTAACAGTAGCTGAAACATTGTGAGTATTACTACCACGCTTGTGACCTGGTTTAACCCATTCAGTTGCTACTTTCTTTATACGTTCAAGCAAATCAAATGGTGATTCAGTTCTAAGTATAGCATTAGCTGGAGCTTTTTGTGGTATACTAATTACAGCAGTATCATGAGGTCTAAAGTATTCATCTTCAATTAAATCAGGATGGTTTTCAACTAAGTATTTATACATACTTTCGTTTTTACCAACTCTAACTCTACGGACATAATAATCATTATGCCATGCGTGAATACCAGATGAAGTTCCTAGTGCCAGAGATGTTGTCCCAGCAGGCTTCACGGTTGTACATCTAGCTGCGGGTTTAATACCAATTAACTTAGCTAGTTTTTTGTTTTGGTTTACTACTATATCTGCAGCTTCCTTCATATCCAACTGCAGCACAGCGGCAGAGCCTATTCCTGTCATTGATACACCTATAAGGGCGTCCTTCTCTGTCGTATCTTTCCATACATCTCTTAAATAATGAAAGTCAGTGTAGCCTGCCTGTAGTGTACCTATAAAAGAAGCTACTTGACATCTCTTGTTAAAATCATTTTGATCTACTATATCACTAGCGTTTACTTCACATAGGTTGCAAAACTGAAAAGGTCTTAATGCTATTTCACAACAGGGGTTAGTTCCCCAGTCTTTATCATTATTAAAATAAATACCTGGTTCACCTGCACCTGAAAGCTCAACACGCTTCCATAGATCCATAAAAAATTGTTTACTTATTTTATGTCTCATTAATACAGCTGAGTTGTTAGCGCGACCTCGTTGAGGTGCCTCTTCCCACCAGTGACCTGACTTACAACCTATCATAGCTTCGTCGTCTGCAGAAAACAAACTAATTAAAGCTGCTCTACGTATACCACCCGCTAATACAGCATCAGCTATATGACAAACAATATCGTGAGCTTGTATTGTAGTTAATTTATCTCCGTCTTCTACATCTTGTAGTATTCCTTGTACTTTTACAACACACTCTTTTAAAGGTTGTGGACCTGGCGCTTTGCCACCAGACGTAACTAATTGTGCGCCCTTTGGTCTTATATCAGAATAATCAAATATAATCTTAGATGATCTCTTAGAGCCCATATAAGATGTGATTAATATCTTTATTGCGTCAGCCCAGCCTTCAATACTGTCACCAATTAAATGTCTTCTAGTTCTTTTACTATAAGGTTGGTTAACTGCAGGTAACTTATCAACGTGATGTCGTTGAACAGAGTAACCTACACCAGTACCACCTAGTAATAAAAACATTATTTCATGGAAACACTCAGTGCTATCAATAGGTAGATAAGCACAATTATAAACTCTATTAGGCGAGATTTCAATTGGTTTACCTCCGAACTGTAGCGAACGCATACTTGGTAAAACTTTCTTTTCATATACTAATTTATAAGCTTTTTCAATAGACTCAGCAAGATCAGGATATTTCTTAATGTGCATGTTCTTGTTTCTAGTAACTAGTTCTTCCCATGTTTCTCTTCTATTTAATTCTGGTATGTACTTAGCATACTTCATATAAACAGTTATATCACTTAGTATCTTGTTGCTTATCTCCATCGCTTGTTTCTTTTACTTTGTTTTTAACTTTACCTAAAGCATCTTCATATTCTGACATATGCTTCATTGTTTCTAATGTACCAAATGATACTGTTCTTAAGTATTCAACCTCAGTATACAAATGCTGAACTACATTTGTTAGTGATTGAACTTTATTTTTCATTTCTATTAAAGTCTGCCCTTTCATCTTCCTTGTCCTATATATTTTTTCTTATAGTTAACACTATTTTTTGAATTAGATGTTTTACTTTTAGAGTGAACACCAGGTCTTTTTCTACGGGTTCTTTCTCGATACGGTAATAACGTTAGTTTCGCCATATTTTTTTGAATATTTAATTAAGTCTTTATATTTTAAATAACCTTTAGCTTCAATACTCCAGTCTATGAACTTCTGTAATTGACGCTCGGCATATTTTCTTCTTGCTAAATCTTTTCTTTCCCAAGAATTAAGCTCACGGTTTCGTCGCATTCCTTTTGATTTTGAGGTTTATATAACGAATACTGCGGCATTTTATATGCAATATATTTTTTAAATAATTTCCAACGTATTGGGAAAGACTCGTTAGGTCTACCTTTACATTCAATGATGAAGTTATCTCCAATAAAATCAGGCGTATAACGTATGCCGCGTATTTTTTTATCGCTTCTATCTTTAAACTCTCCTTTAGAGTTTGCTTGTCTTTCATAACATTTATTTTTAAAGTTAAAAGAAGGGACAAGCTCGTAAGTTTGCCCCTCATATTTAGCCTTTATCTTAGCTTTTTTTAAAGCTATGTACATGTATTTTTCAAGACCTGACTGAAACGTTATGCCGTCGTGTTTGACCTTTTTAGATCTAACAGGACCTTGTTTCTTATACCGGCGAGATCGCATCTTCATTTTCTTCGCCTGGTAAAGGTGAGTTAACACCTAGTATATTCTCATCATCCCAGTCTAATTGAGCTGACGAAGCATGTGATGGATGTGGTGGTCTAAAACTAGCTTTATTAACTTCTTCAATAGCTTCATTAACAGACTTATCATTAAGCTCTTCTTTAGCAGCTTGAATATAAAGTATAGCATCCATTAACTCTTCTTGAACATCGTTTAAATATCCAGCTAAATCTTTATGTCCACCTGTTCTTTCATCGTGTAATGTTCTACCATACTTAGCATAGCCAACATCTGATCTTGTAACG